CTAATAATAGCACAACGTTCTTCAAAGGACATAAACGGTCTGCCCTTCTTGCGTGTTAACCATTCATCACTGTTTACTCCAACAACTAAATGATCTCCAAGTTCTCGTGCTGCTTTAAAATATGCTATGTGCCCTGAGTGTAAGGGATCAAATCCGCCTGTAACTAATACTGTTTTCATACTGATATTTATATGCGTAGTTTTTCTATAAATACTTTTATGATTATTTCGCACAAGTACAAATTTATATTTGTTAAAACAAGAAAAACAGCAGGTTCTAGCGTAGAAAAAGTATTATCACAATATTTAGGACCAAACGATATTAGAACAAGTATGCCTATAGAAAATATATCTGCATTAAATATTTCAGAAAATGCGGAGCAACATATTGGAAGAAAAGAAATTAGTAATATGTTTCCTGAAGAATGGAAAAATTATTATAAGTTTACTATAGAACGCAATCCTTGGGATAAAACTGTTAGTGCTTTTTATTTTTACAAAGATTTTAAACCTCGTAAAACAAAAGATGGTTTTGATTCTTTTGTAACAAATCCCAAGTCTACTGTTGTTAATGATTGGCAAAAATATACAAAGAATGATAAAATTTGTGTTGATAAAATTATTGAGTATAATAATTTGCACAACGAATTTGCAGAAGTATGTAGTATTTTAGGAATACCTTATAATAACGAATTAAAACGTACTTATTTAAAAGGACAGCATAGAAAAGATAAAAATTATAGATCTATGTACAACAAAGAAATTAGAGATGTAGTTTCTAGACAATATGAAAAACCTATAAATTATTTTAATTACAAGTTTTAAAGTAAATCTGGATTACCGGTAAGACTAGCTGTTTTAATATTATCCCCTTGTGAATAAAACGGATGCAATCTTGCCACTGTACATTCAGATGTTTGTAATCTAAAAATACCGCTTCCTATTTGTTGGTCAGCAGGCCTATGGCCTTTCTGAAACTTATCTATTTTAATCCAGTGTATTAATTTTTTAGCAGCATGTGGTTTAATAATATAACTGTATGCACCTTTAAAATACTGATCACCAGTACCAATTTTTTTAGTATTTTTAGGAGCAGGGTTTTTATAATCTATTATCCTAAATTCTTTTTCTAGAGATTTATCAACAGTTTGATTATAAAATTTACTATACGGATCGTATCTATCTAATTTTAAAATATCGTCAAACTGGTCAAGTACATTATCCGGCAACGGTCTAATAAAAAACCCGTCATGTTCGAGTATTATTATTGGTTGATTTAATTTAGCGCACTTATCCCATAAGTAGTAATGACTAAAAAAACACCCTAATACGCCGGCACGACCTTTTTTTAGTGCTTTTGGTGGCTTAGGAACACCAGAACGCAAATATTCTTGTTCAGCGTTGTTTCCATTAATAGCTTTAAAATAATGTGGATCAACACCGTGCTTTTGCGCAGCAACCTTGCATTCGTATGCCATGTTACGTGAATGTTCGTTGTTTTCAAGTCTAATAATAAATGTTTTAAGTTTAGTTTGCTTTTTCATTACAGGGTTGCATCTTCCATTCCTGCAACACGCAACTTAACAATATTAGTAATTTGCCACTGTTTTTGATCAAGTGCTTTAAGCACACCTAACCACTTGTTGCGCATTAGTGCAAATTCGTTAATAATCTTTTCATAGTCAACGACATCTGCCTCACCGTCTACGTATTTTTCTACGTCACGGCTTGACAGAGCTCGTTGATAGTTTTCGAGATATTTCTTAAACATTGCGCTACGCAACCTACGTAGCTCAATATTTAAGTACTCAAGGATCGCTTCAATCTCTTGTAGTTGATTAAAGCGATGTTCAACAATGCCTGGCATAGCAGCAGCAGCACGTTCAATATTTCCATGCAACTTTGCATCTTGTTTTGCTTGTTGCAGTTCTGTTTCAAAATACTGTATTGCTGTTGGTATCTGATTTATATCACGTGACACCTTGCTATACCAAGCCATTGTTTAATCCCACTCGTCGTTGTAGTTGTCTTCGTCTGCGTCATCGTCTAGATAATATTGTATTGCACTATCTAAATGTGTATCGCTTCCTAAACATTCTTTAAATCCGATATCGTCTATTCCATAATCAGCAAGTAGATCAACAAACTTTTCAGCTGTTATTTCTATTTGCTTTTTGTCTAAATTTGGTTTAAATAAATTCCAAATATCTACAATTTGTTCGTCATTCATTTTTAGCAGTTTCCTCGACTAAGTTATTATCGGTATTTACCAAAGCGGCGTCCTGGGCAGCCAATTCTGCCTCTTCTGCTGCTCTAGCTTTATCTGCTGCTAGTTGTGCAACTTGCGCTTCCTTAGCTGGCAAATCTGCCATAACTTTGTCGAGTAGATCTCCTGTCCAACGCTTGCGGAATTCGATCATTACTTCACCATCACTAGTAATGTATTCATAACGATTGCCTTTCTTTTCCAGCAATCCTTTTGCATCCATCAAGTCAAACATACCTGAATATGGATCCATGCCTGTTTCATATGGAATCTCAACTTGCACACTTTCGAACGGTTTGTTGTAGCGTGTTTTCATTACCTTACACGCTGCTCTAATACCATGTACTTGAGATGTTTTGTTGCCGTCTGCGTCTACTTTTAGTTTAAGTTTCTTCATAGCAACAACCATACTTGATGCATACACAAAGCCTGAACCGCCTGAGATCTTATCATCTGGATCAAACATATCTTGAGATGCATAAGTGTGATTAGTAACACACATACCTACATTGTAGCTACCAAACATGTTAACGCAGTTTGTTACAAGTGCTTTAAGTGCCTTTGCCTTACGACCAAAGTCACCCTTCATATCACCTTTTTGGAACTGGTCCATTTCAGTAGGTGACATAAGCATGCCCAAACTGTCAACTACAAACAACACCTTAGGACGTTCTTCTTCGGCCATTGCTTTGTAGTCTTCCATAAACGTGCTAACAGTCTTAGCAACGTCATCAATCATTGCCATGTTAAGTTTAAGAAGCTTGTCTTCTGCTGTGTCTACTTGTAGTGCGTTTAGCCATGTTTCGTCAAGTGCGTTCTCTGAGTCAATTAGTACTACAAAGATACCTTGCTCTTGTGCATAACGTACAATATTACCTGATACAATGTAGGATTTACCTGCACCCGATTCCCCTGCAAATACTGACACCTTACCTAGTGGAATGCCTTTTTGAAAGTCACCACTTAGTAGATAGTTGAGTGCATAGTTGCCTGTGCTAATCCAGTCAGTTGGATCGTTAAAGCCTGCGCTCATACCCGTAATAGATTTTGTCAACGAATTACGGAACTTCGTTGGATCGAATGTTTTACTAGCCATTAAATTCTCCTAAAAAGCCAAATACAATATGGGTTGCATCTACAAAATGCAACCCATTTTAGTTGCGTTATTAACCTTGACGTGCGCGGATCATTGCAAGAATGTCTTGGGCACCGCCGCCATCTGTTGATGGAGCAGGTTCAGGAGTTGCTGCTGGAGCAGGATCTTGCCAACCTGTATCAGTTGTTGCTTCTGCTACTGGTGCTGCTGCTTGCGGAGCAGGTGCTGGCGCTGCTGCTGGTGCAGGTGCACGATTTTGCGGATCACCTGTACGTGCTGCCATACCTGCTGGACGGAAGTAATTGCTCCAACGATCTGGATCATATGCTTCGCCGTCTACACTTGCTTCAAACATTTCTGTAAGAACCTTAAGTGAAGTTTCGTCTGGCTTTTTAGGCAAAAAGTCATTAAGATTAAACAATCCGTGATTGTTCACTGCTGCCATCTCTGCATCATCTAGCGGACGCTCTCTACGTGCCCAATTACTTGCACCGTAATCTGCGTATCCGCCTTTGCTGCCTTTTGAAAGACGGAAGTCTACACCAGCAGTATAATCTGTTGGCAGTTCTTCCATATCCGGATCCATAAGTGCTGCTTTAATAAGTTGGAAGATTTGTGGTCCGATAATAAATCGACGAATTGGATTTTCTGGTTGTGAATCTTCTTTAAGTGGATCATCTACAACAAACCCTTGGAAGATATAACTACGTTTCTTCCAGTATTTACGACCCATATCTTCTAGACTTGGATCTTTAAACCAGCCACGTACTTCTTGTAAGATTGGACAAGATTCGCCATACATTTCCATGCACGGAACTTGTACCTGTACTGGACGTGAATCAGTTTCGCCTTTAATACCTGCAAACGGAAGTTTAATAACCAAACGCTCTTTCCAAAAGAAAGTGTTTGAGTCATCTCCATCAGGAAGGAAACGCAATGTTGCTTGATCGCCTTCTTTCATATTCCAAAATGGGTAAATGCTGTTATCACCGCCGCCTGTGTTATTGTTACCACCCTGGCGTGATTCTTGTTCTTTGAGCTTTGCTCGGATTTCTGCTAATGATGCCATAATAATGCCTCCTATGTTTTGCCTTATAGCCTTTGTGCCTTAACTGTGTAGCACTCTTATATACTACACTGTTCTATTTATCTTGTCAACATTTTTTTTAATCATTTCTCAAAAACTTACGATGCATTAGATTTTGATTGTTTAAAAAATGTCCAACGAGCTGACTGTACATAATTTTATGATTTTTTAAACTTAAATGATTAGGACAATCAAAAAACTTTTCAGGATCATTATTAATATTAATCATTGGATTGTTAATAAGATGAAATTTTTCATCATTTATGCTTGTTGCTAGAGTATCGTCTGTATACTGAAAACAATTAAACACAAGAATTTTTTTAAAAAACTTACTATACATTTTTAATATAGATATATACTTTTCTGTTTCGTATACTGGCATAATATCAATATACTTAAAGTAATTCATAATAAATTTATTTTTATCTTTATAATATTCTTTCCAATCAAGTTCTATTTTGGTTGGGTTGTCTAATAATACTTTTGGATAAGTCTGATGAAAAGGTGTTTGATAAAAATTAAAATTTATTCGTGCTGGGTCACTTACAAAAAATATTACATTAATATCCGAACAGTATTCTAATTCTCTATCTTTTGCATTATTTAAAAAATATTCTATTTGTGTTTGTGGACCCGATCCAGCTATTGCAAAATTTTCAACATCAAATATCCTAGTAATTTCTTGTGGCCATGTCCACATATTTTTCCATTTAGAGATTGATTTAACATTTTCTCCATAACTATCGCCAAGTATCCAAAGTAAAGGTTTACTCATCTATATTACCCTTAAAGTTTTTTACATTTATCGTGTAATTCTTTTTCATCCATAAATATATTTCATCTTGCATAATTAAATGATTTTTTTTATGTAAGTGCATGTTTTTTTGATTATCTGATATCTTTTCGTTACTACTAATATCGTTTAATAATTTAGGTACTATATTAAATTCTCTAGTATTATATTTTTTTAAATAATCAGGAACATTATTAAATATAGGCCAAAATAATGTTTTATTAAAAAACTTACTAAAAGCATATATGTTATTAATAACATTTGTTATATTGTAATTTTCAGACATTCCTGTATATCGGTCATAGTTTTTTAACCATTCTTTATATGATCTATATTTTAAAATTTTTTCAGCAGCTTCTTTGGTATTAGCTTTATGATTAAATAAAATAGGTGCATAAAGGTACTGGTCTGACGGTTCCATAAAATTCCACCAGTGTCTATTAATGTCAGACATAAAAAATATCATATTGCTTTGTTTAAGTTTTGAAGGATCGGTATTTTCAATAGTATTGATTAAACAATTAAGTTGGTATTGCGGACCTGATCCCTTTATAGAAAAATTATGTACTTCAAAATATTTTTCTAATTCAGTAATCCAAAAATATGGTTTTACTACACCAAACTTGTGATTAGGATCAGAGAAGCTATCACCGTATACATACATAGTGTTCATACACTATTTAAGACAATAATTAGTTAGCCGATTATAAACCGGCTAACGATGATATTCTATCTAGTTCTGGATTTTCTTCAAGTTCTGGTTCTGCCTCTCTGTAGCCCATAACTTCTGCGACCTTTGCGTCGATGCGTTCTATAAACTTTCCTGCGGGCCTTACATACTGTTCTCCGTATTCTTTTTCTACCATAGTAAGTACGGCTGTTGGGCCTTTTGGAAACTGGCCGGTTTCTTTATCAAAATAACTTAGTATA